CAGTGTACACTATGGGCGCAGTAACAGGACGTATGACACATGCTAATCCTAATATGGCTAACATCGTTTCAGTTGACAAACCGTACGGTACGGAATGCAGGGCATGTTTCACTGTTCCCAACAGTTTTCAGAAGATAGTGGGCATGGATGCTAAAGGCTTAGAGTTAAGAATGTTAGCGCATTACATGAAAGACCCGGAGTATATAGAGGTGGTCTTGAAGGGTGACCCGCATGAGGTAAACAGAATAGCGGCTGGCTTGGATACTAGAGCGCAATCGAAGCGTTTCATCTACGCATTCTTATACGGTGCTGGTGCAGAGAAACTAGGCACTGTCGTAGGGGGTACGGCGAGTGATGGCGCTAGACTAAAAAGAGATTTCTTGTCCAATATGCCCTCATTAGACTCTTTGATAGAAAGAGTACAGGGAATGGCAGAGAGAGGTTCCCTACAGGGATTGGACGGTAGAAGAATTTTCGTACGTCATCAACATGCAGCATTGAACACATTACTGCAAGGAGCGGGAGCGATAGCTTGCAAGCAATGGTCTATCTGCATGGATGCTTACATACGAAAACACGGCTTACGCGCACATTTGGTCAACACAATCCACGATGAGATGCAGTTCGAAGTCCATGTCGAGGACGTTGACAAAATAATGTATGCGGCGGACTTGACAATGCTGAAGGCAGGTCGTATACTGCGTGTAAGGTTGCCCTTGAACGCTGACTCAAAGTCAGGGATCAACTGGGCTGAAACACACTAAATGTCTGAAGGAGTTAATATAATATGTCATTAGAACGTGTAGTAGTGAAAGGTGTTGCCCAATGGGCAAATCTTTTCGAACCAAATACTATGTCTAATAGGTATCAGATAGATATCTGTCAGTTGGATAAAACCGCCGTTAAGAAGCTTGAGAAAGAAGGCGTCAAGGTTCGTAAAGGTGAGGGCGAAAAGAATAAGAACAAAGGCGATTTCATAGTCGCTAAAACCAAGCATCTGCCTAACGTTACGGATGCTGCTAAGAATGCTTGGCCTTCTAGCATTAAAGTTGGAAACGGTAGCAAGATTAAATGTTCCGTTTCACCGTATACTTGGAATAACGAATACGGTACGGGGATTAGCGTAGCGTTAAACTCTGTAATGGTTATAGATTTCAAGGAAGCCAAGATGGATGGTGACGGTGATCTCGACGCTGAAGAAGGCGGCTTTGTCCTTGGTGACTTGGATGAAGATGACGACATTCCCTTTGAGATTGGTGACGATCTCTAACATCTTTAATGGTAGGGAAGCTTTCCAACCGGGGAAGTACGTTCGATAGAGAGGGACGGTGCTATTGGACACACACATATATAGACGTAGCGTAACAGCGGTTAAGATGATAGCGTCTATTCTATTCCGGTAAATAAGTATCATTGGGTCCGGGGATGCCTTCACAAGAAATCCCCATTCTAACAGAGAAGGGAGTATGTATGCCAAAGAAGAAGAAAAAGAATGTAAGGACGCTGGTAGACGATATCTTCAATCTAATCGATACTGGCGTAGAGGAAATCGATAAAGATAACTTAAATGATTTCTTAGATACATTAAAGGAAGAGACTGTACGCTTCTTGAAACCTTCAGAGGGTGAAAAGAAACGTTTACGTCTGTCCGCTGTAGGACGCCATGACAGACAGCTATGGTTCGAAATAAATGATCCTGTTAAGCGTAAAGAGATACCACAATTACGTATGCGCTTTTTCTATGGGCATCTCCTAGAAGCTCTATTGTTGTTTCTGGCGAAGGAAGCTGGTCACGATGTTAAGCACCAACAGAAGGAAGTTGTCTTGGAAGGTGTCAAAGGACATATCGATGCTGTTATCGATGGTGTCCTAGTGGATGTGAAGTCAGCTTCCGATTATGGTTTTAAAAAATTTCAAACAGGTGGAGTATTCCACTCTGATCCTTTTGGGTATATCGGACAGATAAGCTCTTACATGGAAGCTATGGACATAGAAGAGGGTGCATTCTTTGTCATCAATAAGAATAGTGGTAACATGACTCTTATGATGATGGACGAACTCTCAACCATAAACGCTGCCAAGAGAGTGAGCGATTTAAAAGAGATTGTAAAATCTGATAAGATTCCTGAGAAATGTTATGAAGATGTACCTTTTGGTACTAGTGGCAATCATGCGTTACAGAATGGCTGTGTCTTTTGTAACTATAAAGAAAGATGCTGGTCAGACAGTAATGACGGTTCTGGGTTAAGAGTGTTTACTTATGCTAATGGTCCTAGATACTTTACTAAAGTACGAAAAGAACCTAACGTAGCGGAAGTGATGTAGTGAGCAGGGCATTAACAGCACACGCCCCTTGTCCTGACTGCGGGAGTAGTGATGCTCTCGCCATATACGTTGATGGTACTCATTGTTTTTCTTGTAAAACTACTCGTAGTGATGGAGAGATTATGAAAGAAGATGTTGTCGTTCTTGAGAAACACAAGACAAGTGATGACTTGTCAAAAGGCTCTTTTAAGTTAATGCCACGTAGGAAGATATCAGAGGAAACCTGCCGTAGGTACGCAGTGACTGTATCAGAAGGTGGAAAACACTACTACCCTTATTATAATAACTACAATGAGCATATAGCTAATAAGATACGAGGTAGACATAAGGAGTTCTTCACTGAAGGTAACATAGGTCAAGCTATGTTATTTGGCCAACAGTTATTTAAGAAGTGTGGCAAATTTATCACACTCTGTGAGGGAGAACTAGACGCTCTATCCGCACACCAGATGTTCGATAATAAATGGCCGTGTCTTAGCGTGAAGACAGGTATCACAGGAGCCTCTAAAGATGTAGAGGAGAACTATGAGTATCTGATGAGCTTCGACAACATCGTATTGTGTTTCGATAATGATAAGGTCGGTGCGGAGAATGCACGAAAGGTAGCAGAGGTACTGTCTCCTAAAGCTAAGATAATGAAGATGCGCTATAAAGATGCGTCTGAATACCTTATGAACGGTAAGGAGACAGAGTTCGTAGCTGATTGGTGGAATGCTGATAGTTACACGCCAGATGGTATAGTAGCTGGTAAGGACTTATGGGATGCCTTGCTTGAAGGTCCAGCGAAATCAAAAGTAGATTATCCCTTTATCGGCTTAAACAATATGACATACGGCATCCGTGAAGGAGAGCTAGTCACTATCTGTGCTGGTACGGGTATCGGTAAGAGTAGCTTCTTGCGTGAGATCATATATCATATCTTCAAGGAAACAGAAGAGAACATTGGTCTTATGTTCATGGAAGAAAGTGTCCGCACCACTGCTGAGAGTATGATGAGTTTACACATAGATAAACCATTACACTTGCCTAACAGTGAATACGAACCTGCAGAGTATCAAAGAGCCTTTAATGAAGTTCTGGGATCTGATAGGTTCTTCTTCTTCGATCACTTCGGTTCTAATACCATAGAGAATGTTATCGCCCGTGTACGTTATCTGGTCAGGGCGAGAGGCTGTCGCTATATCGTCTTAGACCATATCTCTATCTTGGTCAGCGCACAGACTAACGAACTGGACGAACGTAAGACGATAGACGCCTGTGTTACCAAGCTGCGTTCTCTCGTACAGGAGTTAGGTATCTGTCTGTTCATGGTATCGCATCTGCGTAGACCGTCTAACGGTTCTCACGAGACTAACTCCATTAATGTCAGTCTTAGTGATCTTAGAGGGTCACATAGCATAGGACAGCTAAGTGACATCGTTATTGGCTTGGAGCGTAATGGTCAGGCTGATTGCATGATAGAACGACACACCACCTATGTCAGAGTGATAAAGAACAGGTTTAGCGGCTTGACAGGTCAATGTACTAAGCTATTCTATGATTACATAACAGGCCGTATCAAGGAAGCAGAGCTTCTGCATAACAGGGTCGAAGAGTTATAAAAGATAACTATGAAAAAGCGTAAGAGATACCGCTCCTTATTCGAAGCTAATTTCGCCAGAGACTTACACGAAAGGAAAATAAATGCGTCCTACGAAAAAGATAAGATAACTTACATACCGAAGCCTAGAACGTATACACCTGACTTCTATATCGAAGAGTGTGATTTTTACGTTGAGACTAAGGGACGTTTATTCCCTCAAGACAGGTCTAAACACTTGTTGATTAAGGAACAACATCCCGATTTGGACATACGCTTCGTTTTTCTCAATGCCAAGAATAGGCTTGACAAGAGATCGAAAACAACGTATGGTGCATGGTGCGATAGACATGGGTTCTTATATGCAGAAAAGAGGTTGCCTAATCAATGGATGATGAAAAAGATGGGAAAATGTCCAAGGTAGGACTATGTGGTATAGACGAAGAAAAAGCATTAGAGTGTTTAAAAAATTTAGATACGTTCTTAGGCAATGTTATAGAGGAACGAGGTATGAGTGATGATGATGGCAACCTTATCACTAGCACTCTTCCCGGTGTCTTGCTCATGCTAGAGAATTTAAAAGATGATCCTAGTAATTTTAATTTATCTATATTTGACTTTACAACCATGCAAAATGAACCACCGTCTATAAGCACCATCATAGCTTATGGCTTGATAGCTCTTTTGGATGAGGACTGCGACATGGTGGCAGAGAAGGGGAAACAGTTCATAGAACATAATTTCGAACACAAAAAACAATCTCTCAAGGAAGCCGATGTGGTGTCGTTATCAGAGTATAAACAGTTGGCAAACAAATCTGATGGCTCTTTACCTTTGAATGAAAACTACACGTTCCCTGTCAAAAAAACGAATGAAGAGGATAAAGATGACCCAGCCTGACACAGAAGAGATGGATGATGTGAACAGTCCTGAACACTATAAGCTCAATCACGACGGTATAGAGTGTATAGACGCTATCCACGCTACCATGTCATCCTTCGCCTTCTGTGAGTATGTCAGGGGTACAGTGTTGAAGTATCTCTGGCGCTGTAACTACAAGGCAGATAAACTCAAAGATCTGCGTAAAGCTCAATGGTATCTTACTAGATTAATAGAGGAAGTTGAGTTGATGAAAAAAGAGAATACGTGGGATCTATTTGACTATGTGGAGAAGTAATGAAAGTATATAATGCGTTCAGTAGCTATCAATCCTTTATCTATAAGAGTAGGTATGCGAGATGGATTGATACATCGAATGGACTTGTAGAGTCTGGTAGACGAGAATTCTGGGACGAGACTGTTGGTCGCTACTTAACGTTTATGATAGATCATATAGACAGCTTAGAGCTTAACATTACTAACGATACTCTAATAGATGTCTTCGATGACCTACATAACATGATATGGGATCAGGAAGTCATGCCATCGATGAGGGCTTTCATGACTGCCGGTCCTGCATTGAAACGAGAGAACATCGCAGGGTATAACTGTGCGTATGTACATATAGATAATCCCCGTTGCTTCGATGAAATATTATATATCCTTATGAACGGTACGGGTGTAGGGTTCTCAGTCGAGCGTAAGTTCATTAACGATTTACCATCTATCCCTAATGTCCCATTTGAGAACACAGACGATATCATCTCTGTGGCGGACAGCAAGGAAGGGTGGGCGAGAAGCTTACGTGATCTTATCAGCTATCTGTATACTAACAGGATACCCAAGATAGACTACAGTAAGGTGCGTCCAGCCGGTGCGAGACTGAAGACATTCGGTGGCCGTGCGTCAGGACCAGAGCCGTTAGAAGATCTGTTTAAGTTTACTATTAATATATTTAAGAATGCTTGCGGACGTAAGCTCTCCTCTATCGAATGCCATGACATTATCTGTAAGATAGGTGAGGTAGTTGTCTCCGGTGGTGTGCGTAGGTCTGCGTTGTTATCGCTTAGTGACTTATATGATGACCGTATGCGTCATGCCAAAGCAGGAGAATGGTGGAAGACTGATCCTCAGAGAGCATTAGCGAATAACTCCGTAGCCTACACGCACCGTCCTGACATGGAGAGCTTCATGCAGGAGTGGCTAGCCTTGGTAATGAGCAAGTCAGGAGAGCGAGGTATATTCAATAGAGAGGCGGCACAGAGGCAAGCATCACGCTTCTCTCGTCGTCCTGATAACGCTAATTACGGTACTAACCCGTGTAGTGAGATCATATTACATCCTAATCAGTTCTGTAACTTGACAGAAGCTGTGTGTCGTCACGATGATACAGAAGAGACATTGATGAGGAAGGTAGAGTACGCCACGATCTTAGGCACCTTCCAAGCTACCCTGACGGACTTCCACTATCTGCGTAAACGCTGGAAGGATACGACAGAGCAGGAGCGTCTGCTAGGCGTCTCCTTAACTGGTATAATGGACTGTCCGCTACTCAATAAGAATGGGCCACACTTAGAGAAGCGTCTTAGTACATTACGGGAACATGCCGTAAAGACTAATAAGAAGTGGGCGAAGCTATTAGGTATCGAACCTGCAGCGGCTATCACATGTGTCAAGCCATCCGGTACGGTGAGCCAACTGACCAACTCTGCTAGCGGCATCCATCCCAGACACTCTCAATACTACATCAGGACAGTAAGGGCCGATAACAAAGACCCTCTAACGAAGTTCATGAAACAGGCTGATGTCTTCAACGAACCTGATGTAATGTCACCAGAACACAACACTGTCTTCTCCTTCCCCATTAAATACTCTAACAAAGCAGTCTTCAGAAAGGACTTATCAGCAGTAGAACACATGCAGCTATGGCTCACGTACAGTGAGCATTGGTGTGAACACAAACCATCCATAACGATAAGCGTCAAGGAGCATGAGTGGATGGACGTAGGAGCATGGTGCTATGCCCACTTCGATCAGTTAAGTGGTATCAGCTTCCTTCCGTACTCTGATCACTCATACAGGCAAGCGCCTTATCAGGAATGTACTAAAGAAGAATATGAAGAATTGTATAAGAACACCCCTAAGACAATAGACTGGGATAAATTGAATGAATTTGAAACTGAAGATAACACTAAAGCCTCACAGGAACTAGCCTGTACAGCGGGAGTGTGTGAAATTGTCGATATATGAGGGAAGCTGAAACTGTCTTGTCAGAGGTCAAGGTGTTCCTAAATACAAAAGGGAACATTGAAGTGGAGTACAACAATGTTCCCGTAGATGATTTTATAAGCTATATGGATGCGAAGCTACCTGATTATGAGAATACTCACCTGATAGCGTCCTTCATGGAGAGAGTACGTAAGTTAAGTACAGAGTACTATGATAATATAAATAAATTACTTACGTAAGAACTTGGTGAACCCTTTGATACCAAACGAAGCTGATATGGCTATCATCAAGGCATTCTGATACCAATCGGGCAGAGCGTCTAGGACATGGAAGCCTCTCTGTACTATGTCTTCCATACCCGGTATGAACACTAAGATGGCAGGGATGGTTAACACCAATACAAGGTACTCATCTTTCCAGCTATCACCACTGGCAGATGCCATAGTCTTCTCCCAGTCTATTTCGCCAGTGGCTACCTTCTTGTGTACCTCTGCCTCTGCTTCGGCTTTAGCAACTTTAACCCGTGACTTCGCCTTGGTCTCTTGGAGCTTATTCTCCATCCAAGAGCCGCCTATGCTGCTTACTGCACTGATGATAGGGCCGATTAAGGGGATCAT